TCCCACGCCTTTTTTTCGCTAATTAAATCCAACTTTGTTAAATCACGTTCGCACGCTTCCATAAACATATGGTAAAAGCCATAACGACCTAACACTTGTTTTAATCCATCGTCAAATCTTGCATCTTCTTCTGCAACTCCATCAGCGTCTGCTCCAAAAATTCTTGGGAATTGTTGTTTAGTTCGCTTAGTAAAGTCGAAAAAAAAAGCATCGCACCGTTGAATTGTTCGAGCGTCATCTGCTCAACATACGATTCATTCAGCACACGATTTTCAATTGTGTATTTTTCGATTGTGTACTTGTCAACAACACGTTTATCAATTGGTCTGTACAACACACCCATTATTTTAACGATGTTCGTATGCACATCTTTGCACCATTCAGATATATCAGCATATTCACCTGCAGTAATGTCATATAGATTTGGAATGAAACCAAAATCTTTATCACGAATTGTAATCACTTGAAAGAACTTCGCGCGTTCTTCTTGCAAAGAATCAACGAACGCATTAATCAAAGTCGGCAAATCTTTAACTGGTATTTGCTTTGCTTTTTCTTTATCGATTTGACAGCACGCACACACTTGTTCGATTTCATTTTTCGCTTGTTTAAAATCGCGATAGTGTTTAAGCGTGATGCTTGAATAATCTGCTGGAATGCTTACGCGTAATGCCATATTATTATGTTGTTTATTTTCTACGAATAGATTCTTTTTGTTGTCTACGATCCACAATACAAGCAATCATCACCAGTATCGTTTAAAATTCTTTGTATCTCTTTATTAATTTCTTCATCACTCCACGTTGGATGGAATGCTTTGATTTGTGAACGCAAAAATGCGTTGTTATTGTCGCTCATAATTTGTTTATTTTTTTTTAATATAACATTCCATGCCCATTTATCTTTTGGTGCATTCCACAATTCTTGAACCATCGATTCTAATACACTCATACAATTAATTTATGTGTGTTGATATCGTGTTCTTCAAACAGATTTCTAATGTGTTCAAATACTTCTTCGATTCCTTTTTGATAATCTGAATTTTGATTGACGTTGTATTTAGTAAATGTGCGATAAGAATTCGTTTGTAACTCCCAAAGCATCATTGCCATATCAGTTGCCTTAACGCATCGTAAATGCGCAAGTGCGTCATCACCATCATCAAGATTAAAAGTTAGTGTTGCTTTCATTTGTACTTACGAATTAACTCAAAAGTTTTTTTTATGTCTTGCCAGTTCAAGTGTGGTTTATCATTTACTTTTGAACCACTCCACGCAATGGTATATCCGTGATTGGCATTAACAAAATCTTCGCGTTGAACTTTGTTACCATTAACAGCATCTAGATAGATCCACGGATAATTACCTACAAGCGAAATGTCAATGCCTATTTTTTTAAGTCGATTAATGAACACTTCGATTTCATTCATAGCTTCTCTATTTCTTTTTTAACTTCTGCCCAATAACTATATAAATGTTCAATTTGCCAATTACATTCCGTCACAATGCCAATAGATAACACCTCATCAACTGCTATTAAAGCACATTTTTTTACTTGACTTTTGTGCATAGATACAGGCAGGCCATTCCCTTTTAGATAGTGAATAACATTCATTTTTTCTAATAATTCCTTTGCCTTTTCTTTTGGTGTCATAACTTATCGTTTATTATAATTTGTACTGGTGCATCTGATTCACCAACTATTGTTTGTCTTGCTTGTTTTGGTTTGAAGTATTCAAGCATTGTCAAATAGTAATGCAAGAAATCTTCATCATCCATATCACCCAAAATTGTCATTGCACGTTGCGCACCACTTGTCACAACGTATTCACCCAACTGATTCCACATTTCAGTTCTTTTGTTTACTGCGCCATTTGGTCTTCCAGTTGGATTACCACTTTCACCTTTCTTAAAAGCCATAATTCAATTGTATTTACTTGTTAAAAACAATCTTAATTATTAAATATAAAATCAATCCAGTTTACTTTTAAAGTGTAAAATTAATTGTTCCATCTTACTATCATAGTATTTAGAAAACGTGTTGAATCCTTCGTTATTCGATTCGTAGCAACGATAAAGAACACCACGTAATCTTTGTGATGGTTTCTTCATTGTATCTTCTAAATCAGTTTTCAATGATTCAACCATTTCGATTTCATCGCGTGAAAAAGATTCTTCTTTAAATAGCAGATAACCAAATTGATTTGCAGTTGTAAATAATTCTGATGCTTGAACTGGTGTTAGTTCATTAGTACCAAAAGTCAACTTTAAAGTTTTGTCTTTACGTGTTGTTACTGCTTCTAATTGTGCAGGTATTGTAATCATATCAAAAAAATTGTTGTAACAAATTTGAATATAAAAATGTTACAATAGATTATTAGTTATTATATAAGTAATATGTATAATAAACATATTCAAAAGAAAAGAAAGAAAAAGAAAAAAAGGTAAAAAAGAAAAAGAAAGAAAAGAAAAAGCCCCCCAAGAAAAACAAACGTTCACGCTTCAGAAGAAGCATTTGCTCGATCCAAGCATTGGTGTTCTGCAAGTTTAGACATTCTATACTGCGCTGTGTCTTACGCAGGTTAATTGACTATAACTAATCATAAATAAGAAAGGTGCGAATGGAGTAATGCAACAAACCACCAAACGCACCTTCTTGGGATAATAAATCACTTTTAAATATGTAAGAACGTTTTTGCATTGCAACAAATATACGTTGTTAATTCAATTAGTTGCTTTGATACTTATCAAGAAGTTTTCAAAGTTTCACGCATCAATTTAATCTCACGTTTAATACACGCACTACACGTTGAACGTTCGTTGTATGCTTGTGTGATTTGGTCTTTGTATGCGTAGAATTGATTGCGTTGGTTGTCATCAATCTTACCAGTTGTTTCAATTTCTTCCAACAACAACAACAACTCATTGCGTTCACTATCTGTGAGCATTCCTTTCCACTTATTTGCAGGGCAAGAAGCAAGTGATAGTTTTGCTTTGATGGGCATAACGCACCCACACAAGTGAATTGATTTCTTTTTGTACATTACTTCGATTTCTTGTTCTTCACCAACGATTAAAGTACCACACGATTGCGTTGATGCTTCGAAGAATTTGCAGTTGCGACATATTGCTAACCTGCGATTGTATTCTTGTGATTTAACGAATAACATTTTGTTTCAGTTTTTGTTTTATTTTATCAATGGTTCTATACAAGTAAACGGAAGGTATTCCAGTTTGTTTTGAAAGTTCTTTGTACGTGAAATCTTCAAGTATGTATTCTTCAAATACTAATCTTTCGAATTCACTTAAGCGACTAATCAAGATATCCAGTTGTTCGTTTGTCATTCGTGCACCTAACCACGTTTTGTCTTCTTCGTAATTCTTGTCAACGAAATCACGTTTGTTGCGTTTGTATTCGATGTGCAATTTGTAGAATGGTGATGATGGTGAATTAATCGACAAATACATCACGCGTATTATGTAGAACTCAAATTCTTCGTTCTGCAATAAGTTATCAATGTGTTTTGATTTTACTGCGCTGATAATTGCATCGTGTAGCAAATCTTCGTAATAATCTTGACCACGTGCTATGTTGTGCGCAATCTTTTTAAGATGCGTGTAATTCTTGTTTATGTATGCGTCAAGTGTCAAGATACTTCTTTATTATTTCAATTGCTTCATTACTACCTTTACAAATATACGAATCGTAATTTCTATTTCTTAATTCATCGCGCCACCACTTTTGTTCACTTGATATTGCACCACCTTTTTCTTTCTTCATTTCTATTGCAAGACCGTGATACGATCCACGTGGTTCGTATATAAACAAATCGGGGAATCCTTTAACGTAACCAGTACGTTTCATCTTAACCGCTTGTAAGTAACTGGTTCGCATACCACCAGCACTTGCGCAGTACAATGCGTTTGGATACGTAGAACGAATGAATTGAATGACCAATTGTTGTTGGTATGCTTCAGAATTTACGTTCAATGCATTCTTTTTGTATGTTTTTTTAGGTTTTCTGCTAAAAGTTTTTGTGTTCATTTTCAGTAAGTTAGATAGTAGTCAGAAAAAAAAGATTAAAAAAAGTGAAAAAAAATTTGGTAATTCAAAATGTAGTTGTATATTTGCTCCATCAAACAAATATAAACAAACAAAAAACAAAACAAGATGAACACAGTAACATTTTACCACAACGGAATCGAAGTAAACGAATTCACATTCGCAACTGAAAAAGAAGCAGTTGATTGTATGATTCGCCACGCATCTGAAAAGAATCTTGAAATCAATGACCTTTATACAGAAGCGTATTCGGAAGGCAACAAACCTGAAACATTAATCATAGTAAACGCAATCAAATGAGCAAAGAACTTAAATACATAATAGGTGCAATCCTGCTATTCATCGCGATGGGAATAATTGGTAACGATGAATATGAATTCGAAAAGCGACACGAATCAGTAACAATTGAAAACAATGAAAACAACTAAAACAATCAAATTAACAGATGAAGAACGAAACACTATCTACAACGCTATTATCACTACGCAAAATTTGTATTCAGACAAGCGTTGTGGTAACGAAACACTTGACGAATTTCACACCAGTCAAATTGACAAACTTGAATCCTTATTGCACAAATTTATTACAAGCAAATTCGACAAAGAATCGTAAATTTGTTTGTGTTAAATCTTCAGCAGATGCATACAAGTTAACGCACAACGAAATCAGCAATAACATTGTTAAGCAAAAAAAGATTTCAGAAATGCGTTGGAATGACAGCATAATTGAACCATATTTGTAACTTAAAAAATAACATAAATGCAAACACTTAACTTAACTGGAGTAGCGCAGGACATCGCGTTAACTCACGAACAACTAACAACAATTCGTAAATCATTCTTCGCGCACATTAAATTGTGTACACTTGAAAACGAATTCAAACAAGTAATTGTAACACCAGTTCCCATTGATGGAAAACTTTACAAACTACGTACGTATGGTGAATGGTCTGAACACGATGGGGTGGATCACTACGAATGTTTAGATGCTGAATTGATATCGTACAATGAACCAGTTTGGTGGGGATTAAACACAGATTGGTTTCACACGCGATTTGAAAGAAAAGATTTTTTACCTATTAACTTTTAAAATAAAAAACAATGCAACAAGAAGAAGAAAAAAAGTACACATTCGTTGTGTTCAAATCACCACGCAGATTAATCATCAGTAATTCAGAAATTGGTACTGGTAATAGCGGTGAAAACATTATCGTTCATTCACGCAGAACATCAGATTATTATCTTTGCTATGGAACGGAATCTGAAGTTAGTCAATGGACAAAGGCACGTATGTCTGAAGGATTCGATTTCGATGACTACTACGAACCATCTGCATCATTCGATGTAAATTTACACAAAGACGTTTTAATACATTTGTGATATGGCGCAATGGATTGACGAAATGTACTTACACGAAGAACGTGAAGAATTAAAAGCAATAAAAGAACAAAAAAGTAAACAATTAAATCTAAATACAATGACAAAAAAAAGTGTGGTTAAACACGTTCAAAGCGCGGGAACTTGGAACGGTATGTTCAAATTCGAAGTAGAATTTGAAAACAATGATTCGGGTACTTGCTTTTGCAAAGAAGAATCAACTATTCAAAAGAACTTTCCAATCGGAAAAGAAGTTGAATACGAAATCTCACCAATGGGAAAAGGTCACAAGGTGAAAGCGGTTTACAATCCAACATCTGCAACTGGTGGTAGTAGTAATGGTGGTAATGGTGGTTTTAAATCATTTGCAAAATCACCAGAAGAACAATCACGAATTGCACGAATGAACGCGTTGACAAATGCAGTTAATTGGGCTGTAAGTAAAGATGGTTCAAGTGAATTAGACGTTCTAACAATCGCATCAGCGTTCGAACACTTCATAATGAATGGCTTGAACACAACAACAACAAAATCAACAACTGATGAAATTCCTTTCTAAAAAAAACAATATGAAAAAGTTAATCAATCTAACACAAGAAGTAAAAACACTTCTGACAACAAGACCAGCATTACGCGATAACAACAGAAAATTATGTATCGCAGTTTGGAAAAAAGAAATGCGTGTTAAAAAACTATCAGAAGATTTCGCATACGAATATCAACGTGGTGCATTAAGTTGCGCTGATAACATTACACGTTGTGCACGTAAAGTAAAAGAAGAAAATGCAGAACTACGTGGTTACAATTACACCAGTAATAAAAAGAAAGAACAAGTTGCAAAAAAAATGTTTAGAAAAAAATGATAGTTGAACGATACAATACACCATTCGCAAGTTTCGTGAAAAAGAATTTTGGTACTATTAATAAGTTCAAAAAAGTTTTGAGTGTAAGCGAACCAACCGTTCGCTTATACTTAAAACATCCAACGCGAATGCGCATCGAAGATTTCAATCGCATCTGTAACTTTTTAGAAATGAAACGTGAAGATGTTTGGAAAGCCATGACAATAGACATAACAATTAAACACGAAGGAAATGAGTGATACAAGGGCAATACGAGCAATTAAGAATGAAATCATTGATATGATTCCACCAACACATTACAAGCGTTTTAACCAATTGTGGGAACTGGTTGTGCCTAACGTAGTAACACCATCAGCAGAACAAATTGAAGTGCAACGTGAAATCGCAAATGAACGTGATAGATTTTGGTTATGCGTTGAAGACAAAGTGTGTTCGCAGATGGGAATCAATTCAGTTGAATTGTACAACAAAACACGTATTCGTGAAGTCGCACAATCACGTCAAATCATTTGGTGGATAATGTATAACACTTGTCGCATTAGTTTACAAGCGATTGCGAATCGTTACTACAAAGACCACGCAACGTGTTTACACGGAATCAGACAAGTTAGTGCTATTATGCAATTCGATAAAACTTTTCGCGCTGATGTTGAATGCATATGCGATGCAATTGCAAACGCAGGTTTTACACAGGCACAAGAATTTTACCGTACTTTTACGAAAGAAATCGAAAGACAAAAAACAAAAAAACAAAAACAATGAATGGTTATTTTTTAATGAAAAAAATTGATGCGTTAGAACTGCGCATCAAAGAACAACAAGAACAAATTGATGCTATTGAAAAACGATTGAAACAACGTGAACCATCAAAACGATTTCAACCACCAACACAATCTGAAGTTGTACTTTACATTTGCAATGATTTACAAAAGTTGTGTGGATCTGATGCTGAAGTATTCGCAGAAAAATTTGTAGCGCATTACGAAGCAAATGGTTGGAAGGTTGGAAGGAATGCGATGAAAGATTGGAAAGCATCGGTAAGAAAATGGAACATAGAACAATTTAATAAACAAACAAATGCAACAATTACAAATGGAAAATTCAATTCAACGAATGCCGAACGCATCTTCCGTGATGCACAGAACATCGGATAGAATCACAATTGCAGAACGTCAAAGTGAATTTATTAGCAAACACGATTTACCTACATTCGTAAAACTATGCGCGAAGTTGTGTGCTATGTATGGTTTGCAACTCCCAGAAGCGCAATTATTACAACTGCTCAAAGATTTCATTGATAAGCATTATGCGTGGTGCACTTTTGAACATTGGAACATCGCGTTTGAACTCAATGCATCTAATCAGTTAGAAAAAAAGATTGAACCATTTGGTGCGCTCACCGTTACATTTTTAGGTGATGTCTTGACGTGTTATAAACCATTGCGAGACAAAGCGAATTTGGAATGGCAACGTGAAGTCAATGAATCAAAGAAACAAATTGCACCAGTTGTGAATGAAGAAGATTGGTTGAATTCATTGCGTGAAGACATCGATGCATACAAGAAAAAGAAGTTCACAGTAATTGATATGCGTGGTTCTATTATGTTGGAATGGCTTGAAACAAGCGGAAGAATTGCACACGATTTTTTTTCTGATGAAGAATATCGTAAAGCGAAATTTGAAGCAAAGCGAATTGTATTTTCTGATTTGCAAATGTCACAAGCTAAATATGACCGAATGGTTGAAGGCAAAAAAGAAAAGGTGCGTGATTACATACGCATTCAAGGTCTGCGCGAATTGTATAAAATATATTTGAGTAAGCAATGAAGCAGTTTTATTATAACGAACATAATGTGTGCGATAATCCAAACACTATGACATATAAATGTTTAAAAAAATATACTGCAACAATTAATACTGCAATTGTTGATAATGGCAAATGGTCTTATTCAATTAGTTTTGTTGGTTGTAATCAAGGTTGGTCACAACCATTAATTGGTCACGCACAACACAATGTTTTTGAAACAGAACAACAAGCGTTTGATGCAGGTTTAAAACTTCTTGTGGATCAAATAAATGCGAATAACGATTTAAAAAAATACGATGCTATTTTAGAAATGTTGCGTTCTGATTTGTTTGATAAAAGTAATTTACAATTAAGTTTATTTTAATGAATCAGTACAAACCACAATATTTACAACGCCAAGTCGAAGCATTGATGCATCTTGCAACGGATTCACCAGTTGAACAAGTGTTGTATGGTGGTGGTGCAGGTGGTGGTAAAACAAGGTTTGGTTGTATGTGGCAAATACAAAGACGATTGAAGTATGCCGGTACACGTTCACTTATTGGTCGAAGCAAATTAGATACGCTAAAAAAAACAACGCTCAACACATTCTTTGAAACGTGTGCAGATTTTGGTTTACTTGCAGATAAGCATTATACGTATAATGGTCAAACGAATGTGATTACATTTTTTAATGGAAGTGAAATTGTATTAAAAGATTTGTTTGCATACCCATCAAATCCAAATTTCGATTCATTAGGGTCGCTTGAAATTACAGATTACTTTATTGATGAAGTTGCAGAGGTAACTGAAAAGGCAGTTAACATTGTTCATTCAAGATGTAGATACAAGTTGAATGAATTTAATTTAATACCTAAAGGTTTCTTGTCTTGCAATCCATCGAAAGGTTGGTTGTATAATGAATTTTATTTGAAGTATCGCAACAACGAATTACCAGTTCACCGTGCATTTGTTCAAGCATTGCCAACTGATAACCCACACTTACCACAAGCATACATTGAATCTTTAAGACGATTGCCCGAATACGATAGAAAGCGTTTGCTTGAAGGCAATTGGGAATTTGATGATGATAGTGACAAGTTATTTGCAACTGATAATTTGTTACGAATGTTCCGCAATGAATTGTTGGAAGGCAACAAGTACATCACTTCAGACATTGCCCGATTCGGAAAAGACCGTACAATCATTTGCGTGTGGAATGGATTAACGTTAACTGAAATCAAAGTATTGCATCGTGCATCAGTTGATGAAGTTGTCAATGAAATACGCACCATTGCGAAGAATAACAACGTGTTATTGCAAAACATAGTATGTGATGAAGATGGTGTTGGTGGTGGAGTGGTGGATTTTCTGAAATGTCGCGGATTCGTGAATGGATCGAAAGCAAAGCAACCACAATATCAAAATCTGAAATCTGAATGCTATTATTTATTAGCGCAATTCATTGAGCAAAATCACTTAACGTGTTTAGTAAATTCGCACAAAGAACAAATTGTTAAAGAACTGGAAATGATTAAACGTCATCGCGCTGATGTAGATGGTAAGTTGCAAGTCACACCAAAAGAACAAATCAAATTACGCGAAGGAATTTCACCCGATTTCGCTGATGCGATTATGATGCGAATGTTCTTTGAATTAAATCCATCTTATGGACAATATGTTGTAGGTTAAAAAAAATAAACTAAATTCACACAATGAAATATATTTACGAAACAATGGGAATAACGCAAGAACGCGAACGATTCCTAATCACAATGCTCTCAACATTAGTGCAACAACAAAAACAAGTTGGTGACATTCTCAACGAATTTCACAAAAGCAAAAATCTAACATCACGCGAGAAAATGTACTTGTCTTTTTGCGCTGGTGCTATACTTGAAAAGAAACATAAAGAAGAAAACTAAAAACAA